TAATGGAATGTGAGTTTATGGCAGATAAGTTTTTAAGACAAAGAGCATTTTTTGAAAATTGGCAAAATAAAATGTTTAATTCTCATACTCATAATTTAAATTATTATCAAAGTTATATAGGTACTATGGATATTTATCAGTTGGGTCAATATAGAGAAGCTATAAATGAAAATTACAATGATAATTATAGAATTACCTACGGAATAAGATTGCACGAAGTATATCCTGAAACAATTGGTGAAGTAATGTATCAATCATTAACAGATGATATGATACCTATGCCAATACCTGTAAGGTTTGCATTTAGAACTTGGGAGAATTTAACAATATCACAAGTTGCTAATGCAGAATATGGCCAACCTACACAAGATATGCCAAATATTATACCTAGTAAGAACTATGGAATTTTTGGTGGTATATTAAGTAAATTGCCACCTTGGATGAGAAAAGAGGCTACACGTGCAGGTAAAGGAGTAATAGAAAAAGTAATAAGAGATATACCAATTGGTAAGAAAACTGGAGGCAAAGTAATGCCACCGTTTAGTTGGAGAAATATTTTTGGTTAAAATAATATAATAATAAGGAGAATAGATTATGGCATTGCCTATAATAGAAACAGCGACTTATGAATTGACATTACCATCTAAAGATGTTAAGATTAAGTACAGACCATTTCTTGTAAAAGAAGAAAAGGTTTTATTACAAGCACTAGAAGCTAATGAACCTAAAGAATTGGTTAGTGCTTTGAAACAGATTTGTCACGCTTGCACCTTTGGAGCAATTAATATAGATGAGTTACCTACATTTGATGTAGAATATTTATTTTTACAAATAAGGGCGAAATCAGTTGGAGAAATAGCAAAAGTTAAATTACTATGTCCAGATGATAACACAACTTATGCTGATGTAGAAATAGATTTGACTAAAGTTGAGGTACACGTTGATGAAGACCATACAAATAAGATTGTGATTGATGAAAAGAAAAAGATTGGGATTGTTATGAGTTATCCTACAATTAATTCAGTTGATCCATCAAAAGATGTAAAGGGTATGAAGACAAAACAAATGTTTGATTTATTGGCAAGTTCAATTTATCAAATTTATGAAGGTGATAAAATGTATGCACCTGCAGATTACAGTAAAGAAGATTTAGATAAGTTTATTGAGAGTTTAGATTCCAAGGCATTTCAAAATATTAATAAGTTTTTTGATAGTATGCCTAAATTGAAGCAAGAGGTTGAACTAGAGAACCCGAAGACAAAAGTCAAGAGTAAAAGGACTCTTTCAGGGTTACAGGATTTTTTCGTATTGCCCTCTCTCACGAATCGTTAGAGAATTATTATCAAGTGAATTTTGCATTAATGCAACATCATAAATATTCACTAACTGAACTTGAAAATATGCTACCTTGGGAGAGGGAAATATATGTAACTATGTTAACACAATATATTAAAGAGGAAAATGATAAAATTAGGATGAAGAATCAACAGAATAAATAGGACTATATGGCTGACGATTTAATTAAAGTAAAAAAGACAACCGAAGAGTATGAACTAAAGAAGAGTGACCTTGTTCCAGATGAAGGTGAGGACTCTCCTACTTGGTATAATAAGACAGCAGGTCTATTAGACAAGTTTAGAGTCATACCTAGATTGGTAATGTTGTCATATATCTATGCCTTTTATAAATCAGTAACTTGGTTTATGGGACTAGAAGACCCAACGAATTCACAAGCAATGTTTATATCAACTATTGTTGGTGCTGGTGCTGCCTTCTTTGGATTATATGTTGGTAAACCAGGTGCGAAATTACCTAAAAATAAGAAATAAGGAGATTTATGAAGATATCAGATAGTACAGCAATTTCAATGCCAATGAGGAACCTTTTATCCATATTGGCTGCTGTCGGTATTGGAGTGTGGGCGTATTTTGGGGTGATTGAGCGATTAAATAATTTAGAAACAAAAGCTACTCTTGCAGAAAAAGATTTAAGTAGTGAAGTGCAAAGAATTGATAAAGATATTGAAGGTTTAATAAATGGAGATATTGCACAAAATAATGAATTTAGGATCAAATGGCCAAGGGGGGATTTAGGTTCTCCGCCTGCTGATTCTGAACAATTTATGCTCATAGAATTTCTTTCAGGACAAGTGGAAAGTCTTACGAAGCAACTTGAAGGAATGATGAACAATAAGGTAAACATTGAAAGGTTACAAACCGATATGGAGAAATCTTTATCAGATATAGAAAAATTAAAGGACAAAATTAGAGAAAACAAAAATGGTTTTACTACGGAGGGAAATTAAATGGACGCAGCTACTCTAGTTACTATTATTACTATGTTCATTGTAACCGATACTTCAAGCGAATTTGTTAAGTATGATGGTTTAATGGGCTGTTTGAAAGATAAAAGAAAAATAGAAAAAATGAAAGATGGTCGTAGAGTAATTTGTGGTCCATCAATGGCAGAAATTGACGCTGAAGGTAATATTATTAGTATTAAAAACAAAATGCCTGACCAATCTGGTAGTTTAAAACTAGGTGGTACAGCGAAGTCTTTAACAGAAAAGAAAAAAGAAAAAAAGACTAAAGTATTAACACAATAGGATTAATGATATGAAAAAAATATTAATGAGTTTATTACTTGCTCTATTTTTAGTAGGTTGTAATACAACAAAGAGTATTAAAATAGAACAAGAAGTCGGTCTCTTAAAAACCGTACAAGAACGAGGTTATGTAATATGTGGAGTTAATGCAGGTTTACCAGGATTTTCTGCTCAAGATGAGAACGGAAACTGGAGTGGTTTAGATGTAGATTTCTGTAAGGCAGTTGCCGCTGGTATATTTGGTGACTCAAGTAAAGTAGAATTTATAGGATTAAATGCTAGTCAAAGATTTCCAACATTGGCGTCTGGCAATATTGATGTACTTGCAAGAAACACTACTTGGACAATTAGTCGTGATGTTAATTTAATGTTTGAATTTGCAGGTGTTAATTACTATGACGGCCAAGGATTTTTAATACCTACTGATTTGGATATTAAAAGTGCAACAGAATTAGATGGTGCGTTTGTATGTATTACAAAAGAAACAACATCTGAATTAAATTTAAATGATTATTTTGCAGAAAACAATATGGCATATGTGCCAGTATATGTTGAAGGTAATAAAGACGCAAAGGCAAAATTATTTAATGGTGAGTGTGATGTATTTACTACAGACGCTTCTGGTTTAGCATCCGCTAGAGCAGGTGCAGACGACCCTAGTAAATGGATGGTTTTACCAGAAATTATATCTAAAGAACCATTAGGTCCACTTGTAAGACAAGGCGACCAAGAGTGGGAAGATATTGTAAGATGGACACACTTCATTATGATTAATGCTGAAGAAGCAGGTATCACAATGTATAATGTGGATATGATGTTAACTGCTAAGTCAAAAGAAATTAAAAGAATATTAGGTGTTGAAGGTTATATCGGTCCAATGTTAGGACTTGGTATGAAATTTGGTTATAATATTATAAAACAAGTTGGTAATTACGGAGAATCTTTTGATAAACATATTGGTTTAGGTACACCACTTAATCTTGAAAGAGGATTGAATAACTTATGGAACAATGGTGGCATCTTGTATGTCCCACCATTTAGATAGGAGAGAACATGAAATATCTTTTAGTATTACTATTCTTTATTAGTACATCTGCTTGGGCAGCTTGTACAGGTTGTGGTGAAGAAGGCCACGAACAATGTGTAGAAGGTCCTAATCATAGTCATGCTACGATTCAAGACCATGATCACATAGAAGGTCTATGGTTAAAACATAAACACGAAACGACTGCACTACAGTCACTAATAGAACCCGAAGTTGTTTTTGCTGTATGTGTATTTGCTGATGGTACATTGGTAGATCACAAGGGTGCCAATAGTATGAGTGACTGCTTGAAAACAAAGAGAGCAGTTGAAAAGAAATGGCGTAATAGAGCTGAAACAACAGATACCGTAGAGTTGAATGGTATCACTTATCAGATTGATGGTGAGTCTTTAGCTTTTATGTGTGACTTAGTAGACGCTCAAGTACATCATTATGCAGACGGTAGTTGGGAAATCATAGAGATACTGGGTAAGCATCAAGAGTGAAATGAAACTGTGGACTTCAGCATGGATGGTATTGATTACATTATTGATTCTTACCACTGTTCGGTGGTGGGATCCCACACCAGTCCAACGATTACGTCTGTTAAACTTTGATGGTTACCAAGCCCTATTAGAAAAGACAACATCTGATAAGATTGTCTTGTATGATATTGGTGAGGAGTTCCTTAAAGAACATGGACAGTGGCCACCCAAGCGTACCGTATTTGCCCAACTGATTGCCGATCTATATAATGCTGGTGCAGGCCTTGTAGTTCTCAATATACTATTTGCAGAAGAAGATCGGTTAGGTGGTGATGCTGATTTCATATCAGTACTGCAACAAGTGCCGGTAGTCGGTACTCAAGTTGCATCAGTACGAGGTCGTGATGATGATGCCACTCCCAGGGGTTTATCATATAGTGGCAACCCATTCCCATATCTGTTTCAGTACCCAGGTGCAGTAAAGAACATCAAGCCTATTGCAGATGCACTTGCAGGCATAGGCATGGTGTCTACTGTGCCTGAAGTCGATGGTGTAGTCAGGCGTATGCCATTGTTTGTCCGTGTTGGTGAGGATGTTTTCTACCCATCACTAGCGATGGAGATACTCCGAGTCCTAGTCAACAGTAAAAGTGCTCAAATCAAGACAGAGGCCGCAGGCATCAGTAAGGTGAGAGTAAGAGGGTTTCCAATAGTGGAGACTGATCCTCATGCCAGAATCTGGATAGACTTTTCAACTGACATAGAACGAAACCCAGAATTTGTTTCAGGCAAGGTAGTTATCGTGGGGTTGACTGCCGAAGGCTTAACACAGACAGTACCTACACCGTTTGGTGCTGTAGATATACATGAGTTTAATGCCAAGACATTACACACCATCATGTCAGGCACATCTATACAACGATGGGATATAGCTAAT